GTGTTGTTATCTGCTGTAGTATTACTACTTAAACTGCCTAAACCAACTGCTGTGTTTTGAGAACCTGTAGTGTTTGCATCTGCACTTTGAGAACCTATAAAAGTATTTGCAGTTCCTGTGGTTGTAGTAAGTCCTGCATTAAAACCTACTGCGGTGTTAGAAGCATTTGAATTACCAGATACGTTAGAAACTTTTAAAGCTTCGTAACCTACGGCGGTTGACCTGTGTGCTGTTACATTTGCATTTAAAGCCAAATAACCTAAAGCTGTGTTGTGATTACCAGTTGTATTATCTGCAAGAGCTACGTGTCCTATAGCTGTGCCACCACTCCCTGTTGTATTGCCAAGCATGGCTTGTTGTCCCATAGCATTATTACTAGCACCTGTTGTATTTGCTCCTAGTGCGTTATGACCTACTGCGTTATTACCATCGGCAGTCGTATTAGCATCTAAAGCACCTGAACCTACTGCTACGTTTGATGTACCTGTAGTGTTGGCAGTTAAGGCTGTAGTACCAATGGCAGTATTGTCGCTTGCTGTGGTATTAGCATCTAAAGCTGTAGAACCAACTGCTGTGTTTCTTAGACCTGTAGTATTTGCTACAAGAGCAGCAGAACCTACTGCTGTGTTGTTATTTGCTGTAGTGTTTGCTCGTAAAGCATCTTTACCAACAGCAGTATTACTAGCACCTGTAGAGTTTAAACCCAATGAATCTACTCCAACTGCGGTGTTGTTATCTGCTGTAGTAGTAGTAGATAAAGAAAAATATCCGATTGCTGTGTTCCCTTCTCCTGTTGTTATAGCATCACCCGCTCTATTTCCAACTGCTACGTTTTGTTGTCCTGTGGTGTTTGCTGTAAGTGCGTTATAACCAACTGCTACATTACTGTCACCAGAAGTTAAAGCTGCAAAAACATTAACACCTAAACCTGTATTTTCGTCAGCAGCATCAATAGTTCCTGTAGTCGTATCCCCAATCATTATGGAGCTTGTGCCAAAGGTCTTACTGGTTATGCCGTTATAGCTTGCTGCTGTTGCAGCTCCTGAAGCTGTTAGCGTTGTAAACGCACCTGTGCCTGCTGAACTAGCACCTATATTTGTACCATCAATAGTGCCGCCGTTTATATCAACCGTGTTATTAGCGGTGATAGAAAAGGGCATAGTAATCCAGGCGTTGTTCGCACTGTTTCTTAATTTTAAGAGATTAGCAGAAGTATCTAACCACCAAAGATAAGCGTAAGTGGTACTAGGTGCGGAAGATCCGCTATTGTTTGAAGATATGGCCAATGCCATATTGTTAATGTCTGCCCTAACTGTTGCACCAGAGGCATTAGCTATAACGTAATCATGTTGTGCCATCTAAAACCCACCTTTACATGTTATAAATTTTGTATAAAAGACCGTAAGTTGCATATTCATATTGTCAATATCCCCTTGCTAAGTAGTAAGCAGTTCTGGATATTCCAGATCCGCTTGAGTTATAAAATCTGAGTGTAAAACCTGTTGCTGAACTACTAGTAATTGCATAGTAATCGCCTGTAGCCATATCGTTAGCTGTAATGGCTATTTGTGGTGTCGCTAAAAAAGGCGTTCCGTAAGTAAATGCTGTGCCGCCTGTAGCTGTAGTTCCTGTTTCTGATTCAAATCTAAAGTAAACCTCTGCTTTTGCTACTAACTGCGATACGTTGATTTGGTGCGTAGTATCGCCTGTAGTACATTCTAGTTTGAACTTATGACCTCTGCCGTAATAGTTACCAATCGTAAATTCTTGATAGGCTGACCAAGTTGCACCACCGCTTGCAGGATCATCATTAGTAGAAGCAATAAACAAAGTAGCATTGACATCGTCAAATGTATTGGCATCTATAGCATCCCAGGTATCTATATTGCCTGCTCTGTTATCCCAAATATCTGACGTAGCAACTGTAGCAAACGTCACGCTTCCTGATAGGGTGGCTGACATAACACGCGTTAGATCTATCTTGTCTGAAAATTCATAAGATCCTGACGTATCAACACCACCAATAGAATCAAATAAACCCCAGGTATCTATATTTTCTGTCTTACTATCTATAAGCGTATCAGCTTCAAATTTAAGTACGCCGCTATCAGCATCAACAACCATATTTGTTTTAGTGCCTGCAAATGATGTATCTGTAATAGTAGCCTGGCTTCTTTTGTCAAAAAGTGAAGCAGATACCGTATTAACAATGCTTGTTGCGCCAACAGATTTATTACCTGTTGAATCTACAGCTTTGATTAAATAAGTACCTACCAATAATGGCATTGAAGCCGCGTTAGAAGATCCTGGTACATCAGATCCTATTTTTAATGACGTACCCCAAGTTGCACCGCTTGTTGCCACGCTGTGTCTTATCTCAAACGTACCACCAACCTTAACATCTAGATCTGTAGTGGGTGTCCAGGACAAGTTGGCTTGTGTGCTTTCTGCTCTTAGATAGAAGTTAGTTACGTTAGCAGGTGCGGCACTCAGTCCTGTAATCTCTGCTGTAGTAGTTGCGTAAGATGATTTAATACCTGCGTCATTTACAGCACGTACTCTAAAATCATAATTGCCGGGTGCAATATCAAAGAATTCAAAGAAAGTGCCTGTTGCAGATCCTAATCGTTCAAAGTTTGTAGGTTCAGAAGTAAGTTTATATTCAACCTCATAACTTTCTATATACACACCCAACGCTTCCCAGTCTGTGTTGCTTTGTGCAACCCAGGAAAGAACCGCTTTAGCTTTGACGCCTGAACCTGCTGTTGTAGTTATAAGTGATTCAACTACGCCAGTTATACCAGGAGCATTAACAGCAGGTAACGTACTTGTCCCTTTTGCATTGATCAAAACAGTTGTGTAGTTTGATAGAAACCCCCCTGTATTGACAGCTCTAATTGCAAATTGATAAACGCCAGGATCCAGATTGTCTATAGTAAATTGTCTGCCTGTAACCGTTCCTGCCTGTATATAAGTTTGATTAGTGCGACCTTGTATATATGCGACTTCATAATGTTTTAAATAAGGTGATAAAGATGCGGCCCAATTTACAGTAATTCTATTAGTAATTTTTGGATCATTAAAAAACAATGTTTCTGTTGCTGTTGCGTTTGTAGGTTCTAAAACTTCATTTAAAGCAGGAAGATTTGTATTGGGTGCGGTGTCAAAAGTTTTTGCTGTGCCAACTGTGTAAACATCTGCATCGTATTCCCTTGCAACTATTCCAATTTCATCATTGTTTTCAATGCTAATCTGTATGACTCTAAATAATTTACCTGCGCCACTGTTTAGCGTTGACCATCCAGGCGCATCTAACTTTATGTAGATAACATCGCCGACCTCTGCTAACAACCCTTCTTGTGTGGTGTTAAATTCAATAACTATGCCTTGTCTGCTTTGCTTTAGTACCTGCTCTGCAATCATTTGTGATTGGTAGTAATCAGCAGTAAAGGGAAGTTCTATTTTTCTCTCTAGTAGCAAGCCGTTGTCTTGTGTTTTATATGTAGAACTTTCTGAATAAACAAAATTAGATTGCCATTCGTTTTCAGGATTAAAGAAATTAGCTTGTACTCTGTTCGCTAAACTAGCTTTGCCAGGTAACGTAATATTAAAATTAGGCATTATTGTAGATTCATCAAAAGTTAATGATGCTGATTCTGGCTTATCTATAATTAATTTATAAAAACCACCACTAAAAACAAGCATACCCCTACAAGATGTAAGCATCTTGTTAAGTATGTCCATGCTTGTTTCACCAACAGTGACAACACCATTCATAGTAAATCTTTTTTGTGTAATGGTAGTGCCATCATCTTTAGTGATAGTTATTCTTTCATCACAATAGTTAGCCGCCGCTTCAAATGACGTATTGCCAATTTGACTACTAGGAATACCCTTACCGTAAGTTGTGTTTAATAAATAATCTCTTATACAAAGGGCAGGGTTGTTACTGTATCTTTCAATAGAAAAAGCAGTACCAGAATAAGTAGATCTAGTGTCTTCTACTACCTTACCTAAAATATCAGCGTTTATAGTAGGCACACCAGATCCCCAAACTTCGCTACTTGCTTCTAGCCCTACAAATAAATAAGCAACACCACTTAGCTTGTAAGTAGAGTCCCAAGTAAAGGTTCCGCCTTTATTGGCTACACTTATTATGTCTGCATCTGCCGCTTGTGTTGGTTCGCCCCTGTGTACTGAAATATTTGCCTTACCTTTAAACCTGTCATCCATTTGCGGCCAGATTTCTACATTATTGGCATATACTTTTTTTATAGAACCTATTGGGCCTTCGCATAGTGCAATGACCATATTCAACCATTCGTTTTCCTGTATTTCTTCTACAGAATTTGGATCACCTGGTATTGGATAACCTGGCGATGTGCCTACAAATACTTGTACACCACCTACGCGCCTTGCACCGTATATGACAGGTAAAGGGGCAGAGCTAGATCTGCTGTTGCTTAAAACTGTTGCGCCTTGTTGCGCTAGTCCAATTTCTGGGATCTTAAATAAGCTGTTGACATAACTGCCTGCTGAGTAGAAGAACGCGGCGGCAGCTACATAACCTATAACCTGTTGGCCTACAATGCTTGCACCTGCTACAAAAGCTAATCTAGAAAAGAAACTAACTACACCTGCTACAAAATTGACTGCGGCACCCATCAGATAATCCTCAATGCCCAGTTATAGAAGCTAAAATCTTGTATTTTTATCAAAGATGTTTTTCCTTCTTCTGGTACTGATAAAACACTTGTCCCTGTGCATATATGCCCCATTTCATAACCCTTACTGTGTACTATTAAGATGTCACCAGTTCTAGCTAATTTTGGCGGTAGCCTTACTGCATCTAATTCTTCAATAATGCCATCTGTAAAAGTATATTTTTGTTTAGCATTAAATTTTATTGCGCCTGTCTTTGTTTTGTATTTACCGTAAATCATACTTAAAACATCTTTGCCCCATACCTCATCCAAATATTTCAGCACTAAGGTATTACAGTCATTAGTACCCCATGCAAATGGGGTATCTAGTTCTTTCTGTACAAATGCTATGGTTTCTAAATCCTTCATTCTGGTACTGCAAGCATATAGCCTGATCCTGGCCTGGCTACTGCAAATTCAACTGTTGTATTTTTTTTACCACCTCTCGCCGCACTTGTAGCTTTTACAGGTAGCCTTACATAAACATAAGCACCACCGCCAACGGCAGTAGATGTAGCGGCTGTATCTACGGTAACGGTAAAGCTGTTTGCATTTGGAACGCTTGCTACTGTGTGTGTTTTGTTAAGTGTCGTAGAAGGTATGCCACCAACTGACGTACTGCCTGTTATAGAAACTGTATCGCCTACGGCTAAACCGTGTGCAGTGTGGTGAAAGGTGACGGTTGTACTTCCTGAAATCGTTGCTACAAATGGGCTATTGGGTGACAAACCATCTATAGTAACGCCGTCACCTCCACCGTTATTGACGGTACTGGTTACTGAATCTGTTACAGTTATATTTACTGCGTTGTTGTCCTTTATTGATGCAATGGTTTTATTGCCATTAATACTAGAAGCGGCAACACCGCCCACAGCTACCGCACCTGCTATAGCTACTAGATCTCCTACATTAAATTCGTGATCCGCTATATTGACTGTAACGGTATTAGCAACCGCAGTATCAGTTGATATGGGTGGTGCTGTAGTTTTAACTTCTTTTTCTATAGCAATTTTTGCAGTGGTTACACCGTTGCTTGCCACTTCTTTAACTAAAAAAGTCTTATCACTCAAATCTATTTCTGCAATGCCGCCAATGTCACCTGTATTAGTAAGTTTTATGTAATCTCCAACCTTAGTTGTTTCCGTTGGATCTAGCACCTCTAATAAGTGTTCTTTGTTTGTTGTGGTTTCTGTTTTTAACCCTGTGACAACAGGTGGCTCTTTATAGATAGTAAGACTTCTACCACCTGCAAAATTCTCTACAACAGTTACATCTTCATCTATATCAAAATAGAAAACATTATCATCGTCTACGGTAATTGTCTTTTCACCGTTAATTGACGATGCAGGCACTTCTGTTGTGCTTTCAGCACCATCTATATCAACGGTATCACCTGTGCTTAATCCATGCTCTGCTATGTTCATGTATATTCTGTCACCTAGATCTGGATCTATTAATATTGGATTGCCCCAGGGATTAGTAACCACTAATGATTCAGATCCTATACCGCCTGTGTTTGAGTATGATGCACCTGTTAAATCACCTGTTAAGGATCCTGCGCCTGCTACTCTGTTGCCTGCGTTAAACTCAGATCCCCAAACTATGTCTTTGATGATTTGTGAAGCGTATATAAAACCATTATCGCCTGGATAATGTAGCTGTTGATTTTCGTGGTTTGTGTATCGTCCTGGTGTTTTTTCAAAATCTACAAATTGATTTGAAACAGTCACACCAATACTTGCCAATCCTGTATCTGTGTCCTCTGTAATAATAGGATTATCCATTCTGCCATCAAAGATAATTACAGGATCCGCAATTAAAGCATTTGCCGTACTAATAAAGGCTTTTCTGATAACTACGCGCCTATCAACATAGTTCTCGGTCAAAAACAGATTGGTGTATTGTTGATCTACACCAGATAAGCCTAAAGTTATTTTTGATGCGTTTATAGCCGCCGATTCTTCTATTGGATCAAAGTTTAAAAAGAATCCTAAAGCTGTATAAGTGTTACTGCTATAAGTTACGTCTCTAAAATTATCAGTAACATAATAAGTAGCACTGTCTAAATAGATCTCTATTAGATGTAAGGGATGAGATTGATCTTTTTTAATCTCAGTTTGAAAGGCTGTAGTGCTTCCTCTATTTGCCATCTATGTAACCTCAACAAGATCTATTTCATATTGATAGTAAGCAGAAGCATCGGTTGTGTATTGTCTAACGTCACTACCGAAAGCAACCTGGAAGGGAACAGATGCTATTGTTAATGTTTCGTTATCTGCAACAGCACTGTCTAATTTAGGTGCAAAATTAATCGTAGCAACACCAGATCCGTTACTGCTCATATCTGCTGTAGCCATATAAACTTTTGTATGGCCTGAAAATTTGAAGAAATCTCCAGATCTTAAAATATTAGATGTGCTTGCCGTTAAACCATCAACTGTACCTGTAGAGACTCCCGCTTCTAATGCCGCATTGACAACAGGTGTCTCACTTGAACTGCCTCTTGTTGTGCCTATTGTCGTAGGCACCCAGGTGAACGTTTCAAACTGTCCGCGTTGAGCAATACTAAATGCAAATATAGGATCAAATTCTGCTCTGGCTAATGGTGGGAAACTACATTTAAACAACCATCTTTGTCCGCCCCTAGATCTAACCTGCCTACGCAAATTATTAGCAACGCTAACAAGTGTCGGTTCTATGCTTTGCACCTCTATGCTTACAGGTGCAGGTGTGCTTGGGAATGTTCCGCTCATCCTAATGGCCCTCTTTTACCGCGTTTTCTAAATGACTGTTCTACGATACCTACAATAGTTGGTGCCTGTTCTGCTATAGCGGCTGTAGCATCTTTTGCATCAAACGCTTTGATGTCATATGTAATGTTAATGTTTGTAGATCCACCGCTTGCGCCTGCCATAGCTAGGCTGTTGTTTGGTACTATGCCGCCGCTTTGTCCTGGTACAAATAATTCTGGGCCTTGTTCACCAACTAAATAAGGTCTACCGCCTGTAACTGGGCCGCCTTTTGCTCTAGCACCACCGAAACCAAAGAATCCAGTAACAGCTCCAACAATGCTTTGTATTATTGTTACTCTTATAAGTTCTGCAATTATCTGCTTTAAGATATTATCCATAGTGTCTTTTAAACCTTCTGCGCCTTTACCTATGTTCATAAACGCATCTGTTAAACCTGTTTCTAAAGTTTTACCAACGTCTTCACCAAGTTTTTTTAGATCTTCAAACTTACTTGCACCACCATCAAAGATGGTAAAAAATCCTTCACCAAATTTTTCTAAGGAAGGAAAACTTTCACCTAAACTTTCTACAGCATCTTTGACTTCATTAACTTGTGTGGTGGCATTTATAGAATCTAACCCAAGTTTTCTAATTTTTTCTGCAAAAAGATTAGCGGTTTTTCCTGCCTCACCTGTGACTGTTAAAAATTGGCTTTGTACCTCTGTAATTTTTTCTAATTCAATAGCTACAAAAGGCAAATCATTTAAAGCATTAAGTAAGGTTACTTGAAATTGGACAAAAGAATTATTTATACCTACAAAGACTTCTTCAATAGTATCGCCGAATTGTCCAACTACAATAATTGCATCTGCCAGGCCGTTGACCATTGTCGTTGCAATAGTTTTACCCAAACTATCAAAAGTACCGTCTACATCTCTGCCTGCGCTTAATGTATTAGTTAATTTACTAGAAAGTTGATCTAAAGCAGGCAAAAACGCACCTACAATACCAGAGGCTATTGCGTTTACTTGTTTCTTAACGCGGTTGATACTGTCTGCAAATTGTTCAGCTTTTTTGATTGTATCTCTGCTAATAAGCAAACCTAAGTTTTCTGCTTCTTCAAAGAAATTACGTAAGCCTTCTGATCCTTGTTTTAGTGTAGATACTAAGGCAACACCTTCTGAGTCAAAAAACTTAAACGCTAATCTGACTTGTTCGCCTGCATCTGTTGTGTTTTGTATGGCATCTGCTACGTCAAAAAGTACACTTTCTACATCTCGTAATCTTCCATCGCTATCAAATAACGCAATGTTTAGATCTGCCAATGCTTGTTTTGCTTCACCAGTACCCCTGGCGGCTTCTGCGGTTCTCCTTATGAACCTTTGTAGGCCCATATCCAATGCCCTTACCTGGACACCTGTTTGCTCTGCCGCAAATCTTAATTTCTGTAGAAATAAAGGATCTATACCTAACTTTTCTGACGTTTTACCGATTGCATCAAGCATACCTACATACTTGGCTACTACTAAGGATACGGCTCCTACTGCGGCGGTTAAACCTACGGCTACTTTAGCCAGGCCCTTGCCGACTCCTGCGGCTACAGATCCTAACTTACCGATCATTGCGGTTGCTTTTTTTAGTGGTGCGCTGAACTTATCAACAGCACTTATCACCATCTTAAACTTATCCACGCTTATTTTTATCCTCTAATATTTTTAAATATGCCATCCAACCGACAAACTCATCTACTGTTATCGCCCCTAACTCCTCAAGTGTTTTACCTAACCTGTCTGCCAATGCGTATTGGGCGAATAGATCCGCATCAGCACTTATTTTTTTTCAGCAGTCTCCATATCGTCAGTACCCATAATCCAGGAACCAACTTTTGTCATAACTGTTACATCTACGTTATTCAAAAGTTTGTGTTTATCGTCCATCGTAAACATCTTGTCACCGTTGCTGTCTATAGCCTTATGGATTAAGGCATAGGCCAACAGCTCCAATTCATTATTCTTAGATAACTTATATAACTTTTGACTTTCGTTTAATGTTAATGGTTTTGCATAGATGACTAATGGGCCACTCTCATCGCCCCATTCTTCAACGCTAAGAGATCTAATCTCTATTTCGTTGAAGTGGGCGACCGCTCTATCTATTGCGCTCATGTTGTTACACCGTTGCTGTTGTTACTGCGCCTGTGTAGGTAGCACTTATACTAGCTTCAACCATTCCATCAAAAGATCCTGTTATGGATTTTGAAGTTACGATTGCCGTACCAGTGTAATAAGTATCACCACTATCGCCGCCTTCTGGATATAAAACTAAAGTTACAGAAGACCCGGGTGCTAATGCAACCTGACCATTTGTATCTGTCTCATCCCAAAAAACATCAACTGAAGCATCAGCAGAAGTTAAACCTGAAAGGTACGTTCTTGCCGTATCTCCCATAGCTGTATCTTCTATAACATCTGCATTTGTGTTGATAGTCCAGGTGCGAACTTCCGCTACTGTGTTTGAGCCTACTTTTACTAAGCCTTCTTTTCCTGCGTGTGTTGCCATTTCTATTCCTCGCTATTTTTATTTTTTTTACTTACAGACTTGGATTTCTCCTCAGTCCAACCTTTACTAATTAAATACTCCACCTGGCTTACGTGTGCATCAATGCTATCTTTGCCATTTGGAGAATATAAAACTGCCATATCTACTCCTTACACCGCCGTTTGTGGTGCATTTTCTTTAGTCATGTATTCAACTCTGTACGTTAGTGATATCACAGCTAATGGTTTTTCACCTTCGCCGTCATATTCAATTTCAGTAGATTCTAGATAAGAGTTTTTAGCCAGGCTGTTAAGCGTGACGTCATTACCCATAGCCGTTTCTACTTCTTTTGCTATCGTGTCTACAGTATCGTCATAATTACTAACTGCTTTTACATAGCCTTCAATAACTAAAGATAAGTTTCTTAAAAGTGTTCTCGCCCCTGACATAGTTACCGCTTCGCTATCCTCAGATTTGGTATAGATCAATAAACCAGGCAAGTTAGCCGCTCCAAGAGGGTAAACTCTTGATTGGTAAACTCTAGATGCAGTAGTGGTCAACCCTGTAAGGGTTGTAGCCGCTCTTTCTCTTAATTGTTGCCTGACGTGTGACACTATTGCTCCTCTAAGACTAACGCAGTAACACCTACGCCATCTGGCTGAACATTGATAATATTATAAGTAACAGAACTGATTAGAATCGTATCGCCGATCTCTACATTGGTCATGTCTGCGGATCTTCCTGTGCATACAGGTTGTGTTCCTTCAACTTCCATGCCCAATCCAGGATCTATAGCAAAGTATTCTTTGTTTAAAATGACGTTAATACTGGAACCGCTACCATTTATAGTGATAGTGGCCGCAGTACCATGTGCATCTGTATCAAAGTAACCTGCTAAATCTGCTGACGATTCAAGTACCATTACTTAGCCTTTTTGTTAGGTGCCTTTTTGACTGCTTTAGTAGCTGTCTTTTCTGGTTTATCAGAAACATCGCTTGCTGTGCCGTTGCTTGTGAATTGTCTTGCTTCCGCAGAAGACACTTCTACAACGTCATTTTTCTTGCGCATGATTCCTCTAATGAAGGCATCTTGTTCCATTTTTATTTGTGACATTATTTACTCCTTTGAGAGAGGGGAGCGAACTCCCCTCAAATCAAAATAATTAGACAGTAATATCCTTAATAGCGCAGAACGCATTTGGTATTCTTACTGCAACATCAACATCTTGGAAGAACGCGATTCTAGTTCCACCAGAAGTGCTTAATGTTGAAGAGTCAACAACTACATCAACACCTGACCAGAATCCCATCATTACTTGGCCAAAGTCACCTAAGATAAGTGCGTGGCAAGATCCAGATGTAGATCCTTTAGTTAGGGTACTAGGTACGTTAGTTGAAACAGTTACGTTGTGTCCTAAGATAGAGTTGCTATCGTTTAGGATAAAGTTACCTTCAACACCTGAACCCTGTCTTGGTATTTGTCTCATTGCACCTTGTACTCCAGGAGTCGTTGCAAAGTTTAAAGTACCTGTTAAAGCATTGTCGTTCTGTATAGCCGCTTCCATGTCTACGATCTTGGCGTAAGTAACAGCTCCACCGTTAGTACCTATGGCAACAACCTGAGTGTCTGACTCTTGCAAGATACCAGAAGGCTCATTAGAACCGCCGCCATTTAAAGCAACTTGGTCTATTTTAGAAGCCATAGTTTGAACTACGTCATTTCTTAGTATTTGCTCAACAGAAGGATCCGATTGCAATGCTAGTTTTCTTGTGTAGTCAACGTATGTGGCTAAAGTCTTAGGTGCCATTGTGACTTGCGCAAAAGTTGCCGCGCCTTCACTTGGTGCCGCGCCTTCTGCAACAAAAGCTGTGTTAGTCACAGATGCAGATAGCTTTGGAATCGCAATATCACCTTGTAAACCAGTCATAACTCTGCCGCCTAATTGTGCAACTACTGAGTTAGCGTAGACTTCACCAATGAACTCATTAGCCAGGTGTTCTGTTCCTTTTAAGAACCCACCTTGTGAGTTAGTGCCAACAGTTTGATCCCTTTGGCCCCAACCTATGTCCATAGGTAAGTAAAAACCTCTAGCTTCTTTACCAGTTCTAGATGCGATTTCATTAGAAATCTCTCTTTCTAGTCCTGCTTTTGACCAGTCACCGCTAGATGCCGCTCTAATCGCATTTAAGAAAGAATAACTTCCTCTTTCTCTGTCGTTTAGTCCAACTTCTGCTACTGGTGTTTCAAGTGGCTTATCGTCTGCTATTTGATTAAGAAGTAGTCCTCTAAATTGCTCTAGTGAATGTCCTTCCGCTATTGATACATCAGCTAAATCACGTTTATGGTGTTTAGTAGCTAATGCTAGTATTTCCTTTGCTTCTTTAGCGACCTCAGATCTTACGCTTACTGCGGTTTCAGATCTAAGAGCATCTAAATCAACTTCTGGAGTTTTATTTTCTTCCATTGTTTTTTCCTTAATAGAATTGTTTATATCAACAGGGGCTTGCGCCTCTGCACTATCTTTTGACCTGGCAACACCCACCATAGGGTTTGTGTCAGCAGGAAGTGAAACTAGGCTTGCTTCCATAGGAGTCCAATTGGCCCTATAGGTTGTGTCTTCCGCAGATTCATCTCTTACCATAGAGTTAATTCTGTAGCCGACACTTACTGAACGCTTAATACCGTCCAAAACATCGTTCCAGGTTTCTTGTGCTAGTTCGCTTCTTCCGAAACGCACCGTTGCTAATGTCCTATTAGTAGCACCGTCTAAATTAAAATCCTCAACAATACCTACTTGCCTAGTCGTATCATGGTCTAGTAAAACAGGCATATTGCCGCTTCTTGCCCAACTCATATCAACTGAGCCAGGGGAATGGTCTAGCACCTCCATTCCAAAACTACGTTCCACAGGTTCCTCAGAAGAAAGAGCAATGCGTACAGTTCTTTTGTCCTCATTAATCATTTCTGCCCTGGATAAATCAATGGAACGGTAGTTGGTCTCGTCTTTGTCAAAACGCTTATCCTCGTCTTCATCATCGCCGTATGAATTAGATTCTATATCTTCTACAATTTCTGCTTTTGCAAACTTTACGTTGTAAGAATCAGCATCTTCTTCTACAGCTAGTATGTGACGTTCTTCCGTTCTTTCGTCCATATCTGTCTCCTTGGATTTAAGTTTTAAATTAGAGCCGTTAGGCTCGCTTTCTATAGATTCCTCTATAAAAACTGTTTCACCTCTATCAGCTAACTTACGTTTAAGCTGATTGATGATTTTTTTCATTCCACCTGTACCTAACTTTGAGTTTACTACACCCCATTTCATCAAGGCTACAATGCCTGCAACATTTGACACGTTAGGTTCTTTGTCTGTTCCAACGAAAGCATTGCCATCGTTAACACTGTGTCTGGCCGCCCAGGCTTCGCGTTCTTTTATCCAATCTAGAACGCCTTGTGTTTCAGATCCTTGCCTGGCTCTGCCCCATAAGGTAAAGGCATCACTACCCCTTGTGTTGCCACCTGCGCTCCAGATACTCTTATGATTGTTTTTTAGATCTAAAACATAATCATAATCAAACTGTTTATATTTAGAATTACGCAAACTTATCTTCTGGTCATCGCCAGATGCAGGAAAATTAGTTTCTCTGTTATGTAATTCAGACACTTTTTACCCCTTGCAGAACAGCAAAAACCCTTAGTCCTAAAGAAAACAAGACGATAGAGAGTGCGCCCAACGTCTGTATTTTGCTCATCATTTGTAGTAAATGATCCCACCTCAACTGCTTATTCATCATCTGCACCTTGTAACTCTGGTTCAACTGGTGTTGTTTGCGCGCCAAAAGGCTGAAATGCGGTTGTTACACCGTATTGCTCTGCTAATTTAGTTTCTCTGTCGTGCTGTTCAAAGAGTTCTTCTACATCACGACCGTATGCCGCTTGTATATCACTCATGGTCACTTGTCCTGATTTAAGACCTAAGATGTTAGCCTGGATCTCTTTTTGTGGATCTACATAACTCCAGGATCTTGGAATAAACGTAGTTGAGTCTGCAAATTTATCAAATCGTGTTATAGGCATAGGGATCTGATTAGTTGTCATAGCCATTTCTAACCATTCTCTAAATATTGGCTCTATAAAGTGTGCAATCACAAATTCTTGTATAACTCCAAACTGTGCGCGGTCTTCTAAAGATCCTGCGCGAATAGAGCTGTAATTAACTGAACTTAAATCGTTAGCTAATGAGTGATAACTGATGTTTAAACCACTTGCTATACCTCTAAGAATAGCTGTTTCAAATGCTTCAAATGCAGAGGTAGGGTGGTTAGGCTCAAAACTTTTGAAGTCCATGCCACTTGGTAGCTGTTCAAATGTACCTGGTTCAGCTTCCATAATTGGTGAATATGTATCTTCGTAGTCTTCACCTACATAACCATCGCCGCCAGGAGAGACATAGAAACCCATCTTACAAGCCGCAAGTCTTGATGCGGTTAATTCTGCTTGCCTATAACCGTTTAAAGTATGAATCTTATCCATAGCGGTTGAAGTCCAGGGTACACCGCGTGTCATTTCTGGTCGTTCTTGTATGTAAGCGTGTATCAATTCATCCGCAGGGATCCTGGTGTACTTTTGTGAATGAACTGTACTGTATTGTGCAGAGTCATAAGGATGCTGTTTAAATAAATGGTAAGCCAATGGTTTACCCACACCATTTACTTCAACACCCATGCGAATAGTCGCATTGTCTTTTAATTTGTAATCATATTCTTCGTCTAAGTGATCTGCTTCAATAAACTGGATTGAATAGTTATAAGGATTGTCTTTAGTCCTTACGTGTTTAACTAAACACTCTCCGTCCCTTGCTAATGTTTCAACAAATAGCTTTTGTGCATCAATAAAACTTAATTTGCCAGTTACAGTACAGCTTTCCTTCTTACACCATTTAGCAAATTCACGTTCTACTATCTGATTGCCGATTATATCTAGCTGACCGTTATCATCCCGGGCCTTGCATGAGAGTCTTATGCCTTTTGTGCCTATAACATTAGCCGAAAGTAACGCTAAATAGCGTTTAACGTAACTGTCGTTCCTGGCCAACTCTCTAGATCTGTCGCGTAATGTACGTAAAGCAGGAGCCAGTTCTGCATCGGCAGACTTAGAATTGCTAAAAAAATCTGCAAATAAACGACCTTTATTAGCACCTGCGTATGTACGCAAGTTGATAGGTCTACTTTTTTTACGGCTTCCAAATAATCTTTTGTACCAGGGCATCTAAAATCTCGCTTTTATTGAGGATCCTGTGGCTAAACCTTTACTAATCCTGTCTTTTTTTATCTCTAAATTAACTTTGTATCTGTAGTATTCGTACCAATCGCGTATTTCTTCTGGAGTCATACGGCTTAAAGATCTACCTGCCACACTCATGCTAGATTGATCTATAGATGCTCTGTTTTCTAACATAGCTTCTAGTGCATCAAAGACTATTCTTGCGTGTGATCTAGGATCTGACGTGTCAGCATCTAAATTAGCTTCTAAAGTTACAAAACCTGAACTAACAACTACTCTTTGTGAAGATGAGTTAGTAATGTATTCCTGGTAACTGTAATCGCCCTTGGTGTAACCTGCTGTAGTTGTACTAGGCACTTCTACTATGTAGGCAGTTGAACTTTCTGTTATTACAGAACTAGCAAGGGATATTTCTGTAGCGGCTGAACTTAATAATCTAAAGCTATAAGTTAGCGTGTAACTTGTAGGGATGTAATCTGTTGCTATGTCTTCTCGTTTCCATGCCCAACGATCACCGACCGTTAAAGTCTCTGGCACATTAGAAGGGTAATTCTCTGAGTCAAATAAATTAGCCAATTTCTGCCCTCATACAGTTTTTTTAAAACCGTAAGTTGCATTTTTAGCTTGTCAACAGTCTACCAATCCTTAACAAATGATTTTTTCTTACGCGGTTTACGTCTTTCTTTAAATAGATCTCTGCTTTTTGGTTCTTTTGTAGGTAGATCTTCTTGCTCTTGCTTTGGCATTTCTGTTTTGCCTGCAATTCTTTCTAAATCTGGGTTAAGTATATGAAAGGCAACCAGGCAATAGTTGTAACAGTCTAAGGCTTCGTTTCTATCTCTTTTCTGTACCCATACTACTGACTTGCGACCGCGCACGTATTTGATTGCTCTTTTTTCTGCTGTGAGTTGCTTAAAGTATTCTTCATCCATAGTGGCCGCAAAGTGTATGTAACCTGGCCCTGGTTCATCTACTTGCAACCAACTAAATAAAGTTTCTTTGCAAGTATCAACGCCTGCCGCAAATAATTGCACTCTTTGTCTGCCTGATTGTGAACTTTTACCTGCTATGGGTTTACCTGCTTGGCTTTGGCCTTTGATAGCAAAGATCCTACGTCCTTGCCTTGGCTTTACAAAGTTATAAACAGATTGCGTTTGATACCCTGAGTCAACAGCAACACAGGCTATAGATAAACTAGGCAAGGTTTCTCTGTCGTATCTTCTTTGTAAGTAATCATCTATATCTTTCCATACCTGATACTGTGCTGTTTCTCCCCAAAACACTTGGTGTTCTATTACGTAAGATTGTGAATCTAAACCCCAACCTATAACACTCATTTCTAAACG